GACGAGGCCCAGGCGCTGCTGTGGCTGCCACCGGACGGCGTGGACAAGGACCACGGGTGGCACGCCGTCCACCGCTACGTGACCGAATGGAGGACGGCATGAGCAGCGAGTACACGCCGCCGACGGACGAGGTGCGGGATGCCTACTGCTTCTACCTCGATGGGGGCGGCGCCGAGTTCGACCGCTGGCTCGCCGCTCACGACGCCGAGGTGGCGCGGGCTGCGCGAGTCCTGCCGAGCGTGGAGGACGTAGCGGCGGTGCTGTTCGAATGCCTCAACCCCGGCGCTCACTGGGCGACGGCGCTCATGACACGGGCGCGTCTACGGTCGTCCGCGCTCAGTCCTGGTAGGCCACGCCAGACCCAAGCGGCGGCGGGCAGCACCGCCACAACGATGCCAATCCAGGTGTCCACGCACACCCATCGACGCGGCCGGAGGCGGTCTTGAGCGCGCGACGACCTAGTGACCCGTGCCCCCGCTGCGGCCAGCCGCACGTCACGAGACATGGTCACGTTGCCTGCACCGGCCACAAGGACAAGCCTGACGGCCGGCTCGAACCGTGCGCGAACCCGCCCCTGAACGGGCAGGACGTATGCCGCTACCACGGGGGCGCGGCCGCGCAGAACCGAGCCGCCGGGGCACGCCGACTCGAGCAGGAGCGGGCGAGCCGCGAACTCGCCCGCCTGGGCCAGCCCAAGGCGGTCGACCCGGGCGCCGCGCTGCTGGATCTTGTGCACTGGACGGCCGGCGAGGTCGAGTTCTGGCGGCAGAAGGTCGTGGCCCTGGCCGACGCGGACGAGAGCCTGACGTGGGGCCGCAAGTCGAAGGTCAAGAAGACCAGCGGCCAATGGCCCGGCACCGACACCACGTTCGCCGCCGGCGAACCCGTCGAGTACCGGCTCATGGTCGACGCGTCCAACCGGCTCGCCGACTACTCCGCCCGCGCGCTGAAGGCCGGCATCCAAGAGCGCGAGGTTCGGATTCAGGAGCAGCAGGGCGCACTCATCGCGGTCGGCATCCGCAACATCCTCGAAGCGCTGTGGGCCGCGGTCCTGCTGATCGTCAGCGCCCAGTTCGGCACCCTCGCTGTGGACGCTCAGGACGCACTCGCGAAGGCGTGGAACGACGCCATGGCACAGATCGTGCCGCGGGAACTACGACGGATCGCTGGGGGAGAGGCGTGAGCCGCGGGCCCAAGTCGGCGCAACCGCAGACGCGCACACGCGGCACGCAGACCTCGGGGCTGCGTAGCGAGGAGTTGCTCTCCCGGGCCGACCCCAACAGGTCGCATGCTGTCATGGCGCCGAGCTCTGAGACGATCCGTCGGGCGATCGAGGCGGGCGTCTGCCCGTGGTGCGGTCGCGGACCATTCAGGGTCATCGCCGGTCACACCTCCCGAACGCACGGTGTCGGACGACTCGAGCTTCGCGACCTGGCTGGACTCACCTACACCACGTCGCTCGTCACCGACGAGCGACTCCGCGAGGCCATGGCAGAGCGCGCCAGGGCCACCGTGAGTCGCCTGACTAGACGCGGTAGTCCCGGCCAGAAGCGCAACGTGAGCGCTGCCGGGCGCAAATCGGCAGCGGAGCGCCTGGCAACGGTCCGAGCGACCATGACGACCGAGCAGGTGGCGATGGTGGTTCGCGCGTCCCACACACCCGAGGTGATCGCCAAGGCCAACGCCGCCCGCGAAGAGCGTTACGGACCCATGTCGCATGGGACCCGTCGGATGTACCGCCGAGGAGGCTGCCGGTGCACCCAGTGCCGAGCCGCGAATGCGCGGGCTCATGCCGAGTGGAAGTCCAAGTCAAGGAGTGCACGATGACCGACCAGCCCACCGCACTGAACTCGATCCGCCGCGCAACACTCACGGTCGCAGAGACCGCAGCGCTTCTCCGCGTTTCCGAAGACGTCTGCCGCCGCGCCATCGACGATGGCGAGATACCGTCGCTGCGGCTCGGCCGCCGCATCCTCGTGCCAACGGCGAAGCTTCTGGCGATGCTCGGCTCAGATCCGGCCGGGGGCAGCCCGGCAGGCACTCCTGACGAGGCAGAGCGCGCCGCCATGGAACGGGTGGAGTCGCTCGTGGATCAGCTCAACGAGGCCATGGCGGAGTTGTCCCGCACCCTGAAGGCACGCCGATGATCCGCCGCCGCACCCAGTCTGCGCCGCCGCCGTTAAGCCCGGGCCTGACGCACCGCCACACGTGGGTCGACAACCCGATCTACGCCATCACCGACCCGGACGACCCACGCTGCGACCCCCAGGCGCCACCCTTCGTCTGCCAGGAGTGCCCCGCCACCGCTGGGGCGTGCATGGTGTGCGAACGGGTCAGCGACACCGGGGACCGCACCTGCGGCGACTGCGTCAGCCGCGCCCGCAACGACCTGCGCAAGGTCAGGGACCTGTACCGCCAGCTGCCCGACATCATCGCCGGGATCGCCGGTTTGCACGCCGTCCGCTACGACCGTGGTGGATCCGGCAAGCCCGGCAAGGGCGCCAAGGCCACCGACACCACGATCCTCGGCGGGGAAGCCCTCGTCCTTGCCGCCCGCGGCACGACCAGGCCATCACGACTCGGGCGCTGGGAGACCCAGATCGACCCGGTGCTCCTGGCGGCCGAACGGCAGGACCCACCCAGCGTGTACGCCGTGCTCGCCGAATGGGTCGAGCGCTGGACCGGCGAGCTCGACCAGGACGGAACCGCCCTGCCTGGCGTCGATGCCGCCGTCGACTGGCTGCTCGAGCGGACCGAGTGGGCGGCGCAGCGATCGCCGTCGTGGGACACGTGGTTGAGCGCGTTGGCGGACCTGCTGTGGCGGCTGCGGCGACTCACCGGGGACGTACGGCCGCGCGAGCAGCTCGAGCCCGTCCCGTGCGTGCACTGCGGCGGCCCCGTCATCCGCAACTGGTCCAAGGGTGGGCTGTCCGACGTGCGCACCTGCAAGGCCTGCGGCTCGTCCTGGCCGAACGACGAACGGCTCCGGCACATCGAAACCCAGGTCGTCTTCGCCCTACCCGAAGGCACACCCGACGCACTCGTGACGATCGACGAGGCCAAGATGATCTACCGGGGCCGGATCCGCCCCGACCGGTTGGACGACTGGGCGCGGCGAGGCCTACCGCCGGCACGGGACGAGCAGGGCCAGCCGCGCCGCGACGAGTCCGGGCGACTGCTGTACCGGCTCGGCGTCATCGACGGGCAGATGAAGACCGGAAGCCAGGCCACCGGGTGAGGCTCCGCCGATAGCGTCGACGCAAGGGACCACACAACGAGAGGCGAATGATGAAGCTGGACGATATCCGGGGTCTGATCATCAGCTCCGATCGCGAGGTCGACTGGAACGATATTGAGCCTGGCCCGTACTTCACCGATGCTCCGGACGTCGACGAGAAGACCTTCCGCTGGCACACCGGGCTCATCGTCTACAGGCACGATGTTCGGCTGTCGATCCAGTGGGGAATGGAGTGGGGGCACATCGGCCGCCAGGTCACCAAGGCCACCGACCTTTGGGACGACGCGGCGTTTCCTGATGAGCAAGCGCGGGTCGAACTCGCCGACATCTTCTGGGCGGGCGCCCTCGTCGACCGTGAGCGTGTCGTCGTCGTCGACGGCGGCCGTGGTCTCCTGCCGTTGGGCGAGCGACACGCGCTCAACTACGACCGCCGCAACCCACCGCAGAAGGTCGAGTGGGAGTACAGCGCTAGCCGGTGGCAGACAGAGCTCGCCCGACTTCTGGACGGGGGCCACGACTTCGATCAGTACTTCAGGGGCGCCGGCCTCGTCGTGAAGGGCTGACGGTCCTGGGGCACGGCGCGCGGCCGTCCTGCATGACTGGGCCCTTGCCGGTCTGCTAACCTGTGGATAAGCGCGGAACCTCGTGGTTCGCGCGCGCCCTGGCCCCGGTCGAGACGAAGGTCTCCCGGGGCCTAGTCGTCTTCGTTCGAGGGGCGGAAGTAGTCGGGGAACATCCGCCCTGGCCGGTCGCTCTCGGAGAACGGCTCAACGCGCTCCAGATAGACGTGGATGCCGCGGTCGACGATCCCGTGCTTGTCGTTCGAGTACCAGACATCGACAACGCGCCACCGTTGACCGTTCGAGGCGATGAGACCTTCGCCGATGCGCGGCACAACCTCCTGGTAGTCCGCGTCCCAGGAATCGGCAATGTTGGGCGTCTCGTACGTGACGGAGATCCGAGGGTGCGTCCACTCCGAGTCCATGGCCCGATGCTTCCACTCGGAGGCGGCGCGCGGGGGTGAACCGCTGAGGCAGGTGGGCCATGGGCGACCTGAGTTTCCTCCTGCACGCCGCCCGCGCGTTCGAGCCCCCGCCGGGGCCCCGCTGGCCTACCCCGGGCGAGCTGGCGCGGGCGTTGGAGCCGAAGACCCGACAAACCCCGGCGCTGGACTTGATCGACGAGGCGCTGGTCTGGGCGCACACCACGCCCGACGCGCGGCTGATCATCTCGATGCCACCCCAGGAGGGCAAGAGCCAGCGCGCCAGCCGGCGCTTCCCGCTGTGGGCGCTGACTCAGAACCCGGACCTGCGGGTCGCGATCGTGTCCTACGAGGCTGGGGTGGCCCGCCGCTGGGGCCGCGCCATCCGCGACGACGTCATGGTGCACGGCCCCGAGCTGGGGCTGAGCGTGCGCGATGACCTGGCGGCCCAGCACGAGTGGCAGTTGGCGGGTCATGAAGGCGGCGTCTACACAGCGGGCATCGGCGGGGCCCTGACCGGCCGGCCGGTGGATCTGCTGATCATCGACGACCCGATCAAGGACCGTGAGCAGGCCGACAGCCAGACCTACCGGGACCGGGCCTGGGACTGGTGGACCGACTCGGGCTCGACCCGCCTGGCCCCGGGTGCGCCAGTCGTCCTGATCCTCACCCGGTGGCACCACGACGACCTCGCGGGGCGCCTCGTGGCTGCGGAAGACGGCGCGCTGTGGCGGGTCGTGAACATCCCTGCCCAGGCCGACCACCGGCCCGAGCGTGGCGAGACCGACCCGCTCGGACGCCAGCCCGAGCAGTTCATGGACAGTGCCCGCGGCCGCTCGGCCAAGCAGTGGCAGGCCATCAAGGTCCGGTCCGGCCCCCGCACCTGGAATGCGCTCTACCAGGGCCGCCCCAGTCCCGACGCCGGCGACCTGTTCCCGGCCGAATGGTCCCGGTACGACCAGCCCTTGTGGGTGGAACGCCCCGACGGGTCCCGGTGGGTGCCGGGCGCACCCGAGATGCTGGCCAGCTGGGACCTGACGTTCAAGGACGCGTCCGGCAGCGACTTCGTCGTCGGCCAGGTGTGGCTGCGCAGCGGCATCGACGCCTACCTGCTGGACCAGGTGCGTGAACGCATGAGCTTCACCCGCACCGTGGAGGCCATGAAGGCCCTGTCGGCGCGCTGGCCGCAGGCGGTGGCCAAGCTCGTGGAGGACAAGGCGAACGGCCCGGCCGTCATCTCTGCTCTCTCGTCGACCATCCCGGGCCTGATCCCGGTGGAGCCCCGCGGGTCCAAGTACAGCCGGGCGGCCGCGGTGTCGCCGTTCGTGCACGCGAGCAACGTGCGCGTTCCGACCGCCGAGCTGCTGCCGAACGTGGAGGACCTGCTCGAGGAGGCGCGGGCGTTCCCGAACGGGGCGCACGACGACACGATCGACGCGTTGAGCCAGGCGCTCGACCAGCTGCTGCTGCAGCCCCTGCTCGCCGAGGGCCACGAGACGATGACGGCTGACGACCTGCTCGAAGACGACCCCCGCACCTACCTGACTGCCGGCTTCTGAGGGGGGTGCGCCTGGTGGGTGTCCTCGACATGCTGGGCCTGGCCCGCTCCTCGCAGGTGGACGCGGCCGTGAGTGAGGCCATGGCGGAGCGGGACATGCGCGAGATCGTCACCGAGTCGCTGGCGGACCTGGAGCTGGCGCTGGAGGACGAGGGGTGGGACCGGCTGACTGCCGGCGCGACCCAGCAGTTCTCCCGCCAGGGCCTGCAGCGGGCCGCCGAAGTGGCACGCGTCTCGACCGTGGCGCATCCGCTGATGAAGCGCGGGCTGATGCTGCGCACGGGCTACGTGTGGGGCGCGGGCGTGCAGATCGCGGCGCGCGACACCGACGTCAACGACGTGGTGCAGGCCTTCCTGGACGACCAGGGCAACCGGCGGGCCTTCACGGGGGCGCAGGCACGGGCCCGTGGGGAGTCGGCGCTGTTCACGGACGGCAACCGGTTCGTCGTGTGCTTCACCAACCCCCGCACGGGCAAGGTCCAGGCGCGGACCATCCCGTTCGACCAGATGCAGGACGTCATCACCAACCCCGATGACGAGTCCGAGCCCTGGTACTACCTGCGGCAATGGACGGTCCGCACCCTCGACCAGCGCTCGGGCAGCACCGGCTTCTCGCAGCAACAGGCCTACTACCCGGCGCTGGGCTACCGGCCGTTCCGGCGCCCCCAGACCATCAACGGCCAGTCGGTCATGTGGGACGCGCCGGTCTACCATGTGAAGGTCAACGACCAAGACGGCTGGGCTTTCGGCATCGGCGACGCCTACGCGGCCCTGACCTGGGCACGTGGCTACCGGGACTTCCTGGCCGACTGGGCGGTGCTCATGAAGAGCCTGTCGCAGATCGCATGGCGGGCCACCGCCCCGGGAGCCAAGGCCCACCAGGCGCGTCAGCTGCTCGCCCGGCGCCCCTCCGGCACCGACGCCCCCGCGGGCAACCCCAACACGGTCGGCGCCACGGTGACGCTGCCGCCCGAGGTGAAGCTCGAGGCCATCTCCAAGAGCGGCGCCACGCTCGACAGCGACTCCGGGCGGCCCCTGGCGGCCATGATCGCCGCCGCCCTGGGGGTGCCGGTGACGATGCTGCTGGCCGACCCGGGTGTAACGGGTGCGCGCGCCACAGCCGAGACGCTGGACAAGCCGACCGAGGACGAGATGAACGGCCGCCGCGGCGTCTGGGAGGACGCGCTGCGCGCCATCCTCGGGCACGTCGTCGCCTCAGCCGTCCGCGCCCCCCAAGGTCCACTCAAGGGCACGATCGTCCGCGACGGCAACACCGAGACCGTGACGCTGGCCGGCGACGTCGAGCCCACGGTGGACTTCACCTGGCCGGACCTGACCCAGACCCCCGTCGACGTGCTCATGAAGGCCCTCGCGGAGGCCGACCAGATGCAGGTCCTGCCCGACCTGACCAAGCTCCGGCTGGTCCTGGCCGCCCTGAACGTCAAGGACGCCGACGAGATCATCGACCAGGCGACCGACGAGGACGGGAACTTCATCTCGCCCGTGGCTGCCGCGGGGCAGGTCGCGGTGGATGCGTACCGGGCCGGGCGCGACCCCGCGGCGGTGGTGTGATGCGCACCCGCTACAGCCTGCTGCGCCGCCGCGTGCAGTTCGTCTGCACCGAGTGCGACACGTCGACGAAGTGGCCGCGACGGAGGCGCCACCCGTGAGCATCTCCGACGACACGATCCGCCTGGCCCGCCAGATGCGGATCATGGTCTCCGACGAGGCTGACGCCGCGGTGCGCACGATCGTGCAGGCGTGGGCGCGGGCCTGGGACGAGATCCACCAGGCGTGGGCGGACGCGATGATGGACCTGGCGGCTGCCAGCACCGATGGCAGGTGGCCCTCCGCGGGTCAGATCGCCCGTTCGCAGCGCGCCACCGCGGCCCTGGCGGCTGCGACCGATCAGATCGTCGACCTGGCGAACCTCACCGGGGTCACCGTCGTGGATGCCGTCGGTCGGGCCGTGCAGGCCACTGATCCGCTGGTGCGCGAGATGCTGGCCTCTCAGCTGCCGGCGGCCAACCGGGTGGAGTTCGCGGCGCGCTTCAACCGGGTGGATCCGCTCAGCCTGGACGCGATCGTGCGCCGCAGCACCCAGCAGATCACCAGCTCGACGCTCATGCTCGCGGCCTCCACCCAGGAGCAGATGCGCCGCACCCTCATCCGCGGCATCGCCCTCGGAGACAACCCCCGGCGCACCGCACGCGAGATGGTCAAGCGTGCCGAAGGCGCCTTCAACGGGGGCCTGACCAGGGCCCTGGTGATCGCCCGCACCGAGACCCTGGACGCGCACCGGGAGGCCGCCCGCGGCACCCGGGTCGCCAACGCGGACATCTGCACCGGCTGGACCTGGCTGGCGTCGCTCGACAACCGCACCTGCCCGTCGTGCCTGGCCATGAACGGCACCAGCCACGACGTGGCCGAGCAGGGACCCAACGACCACCAGCAGGGCCGATGTGTGGCCATCCCCACCACCCGGCCATGGCGGGACCTCGGCATCGACCTGGACGAACCCGCCTCGGTCATGCCCGACGCGAAGGCCTGGTTCGACGACCAGCCCCGTGCCACCCAGCTGGCGATCATGGGGCCCGGCCGGCTCGACGCGCTCGACCGCGGCGCCCCCTGGGATGCGCTCGCTCAGCACCGCACCACCATCGGCTGGCGCGACTCCTGGGCACCCACGCCCGTCGCGGACCTGCTCGCCCGCGTCGCCTAGACCGTCGCCGGATGCTCCCCACCGGGAGCGACCAGTAGGGCAGCCCCGCAGCGCACGCACACGTACTCCGTGAACCCGCCCTCGTCGACGGCCAACATCACCTCGGCCAGTCGCCAGAGGTGCTCGACGCAGTCGCGGGTGTCGTCAACGCCCATCGAGACGGCGATCGATCTCGGCGTGCCAGTCCCGGTGTCGCTGCAGCCCGTCGCCCATGTTCGGCACGAGCGCTCCGCATGTCAGGCACGTTGGCCCCGAGCTTGACGCCCGCTCGAATCCCTCGAACCACGCCGCCTTCTGCTCCGCGGTCTCGCCCCAGATGTCCCGCGCCTCGCCCATCCGCCCATCATCCCTCGCCTGGGAGGTCCCTGCCATGTCCACCACCCAGATCGACCAGGCGCGCTACGCGGCCCTTGAAGACAAGGCCCGCCGCAGCGTCGTCCACGAGGCGATGCCGTTCGCGCGCGCCGCCACCCCGGCCGCGGGTCCGGGCCGTCTGCGGGTCTGCCTCATCACCGCCGGCGTCGGATCGTGCGGTTACTACAGCCCCGACGTCCTGGAGGCCGCCGCCAAGGCCCGGGTCTTCCACGCGGGGCTCAAGAACTACATCGACCACCCCGGGGTGGCCGAGCAGTACGACCGCCCCGAGCGTTCCGTGCGCGACGTCGCCTCGGTCCTGACCACCGACGCCGAGTACGACCCCACCACCCAGGGCCTGTACGCCGAGGTCGAGGTGTTCTCCGCCTGGCGCTACGCCCTCGCCGAGATGGCTGACGCGATCGGCATGAGCATCCGCGCCTACGCCACCGCCGAGGACGGCGAGCACGACGGCAAGCGCATGCCCATCGTCGGCGAGATCACCGAAGCCCTGTCGGTCGACTACGTGACGGACGCCGGGCGCGGCGGGCACATCGTCGAGGTCATCGAGTCGGCACGGTCCATCGAGCGGGCCCTGACCCACGGGGTCGCCGAGGCCACCGCCAACGACGCGCGGGAGCGCCTGCAGGACCTCGTGGCCACCGCCTACCGGGTGCAGGACCACCAGTACGCGTGGGTCCGCGACTTCGACGCCGACAACGTCTGGTTCGAGATGTCCGGCGACACCAACGGCACCTTCCAGCAGGGCTACGCCACCGACACCGACGGCCTGCCCACGGGTCTGATCGGCGACCCGGTCGAGGTGCGGGTGCAGACCGTCTACGTGCCCGTCGGCGAGGCCCAGGCGCCCGCCGAACCCCCGGTCGCCAGCGAGGCGGCCCCCACCGATGTCCCGGACGATCCGGCCGGGCAGACCACCACCCAGGAGGACACCATGCCCCAGATCGAGGAGGCGCGTCTGCGCCAGCTCGAGGAGGCCCACGGCCGGGTGCCCGCGCTCGAGTCCGAGCGCGACGCCGCGGTCAAGCGGGCCGAGGAGGCGGAGGCCCGCGCACAGCAGGCCGAAGCCGCCACCTACGCGCGGGACTTCGCCCGCACCATCGTCACGAAGGCCAACGCCGAGCTCGCCGAGGCCAGCGTGGCCCGCATCGTCCGCGACGCCCTGCGCGGCGACCTGCCGCTGACCGAGGCCGGCCGGCTCGACACCGAGGCATTCACCCCGGTCGTGGAGAAGGCCCGCACCGAGGAGGAGGCCTACCTGGCCGCCGTGGCCGAGGCCTCCGGCATCGGCTCGGTCCGCGGCGTGGGCCCGACCGTCACGGCCGACGAGGACCTGTCCGACGCCCAGCTGGACGAGGCCCTCGCCCAGCTCACCGGCCGCACCATCAAGGAGGCGTGAGCCATGGCCACCAACGAGGTCTACCAGGACGCGAACGTCATCCCGCTGCCCGTCGTCGCGAGCGTCGTCTCCGGGGAGGTCGTCGTCGTCGGCGGGCTCGTCGGCGTCGCCCAGACCGACCGGGACGCCGACGGCAACGCGACCGTCAAGCTCAACGGCGCGCACAAGCTGCCGCTGGCGGCCACCACCACCGTCGGGCAGGCCGTGTACGGCCACGCCACCGGCGGCGGCGCGGTCACCGCCCGCGTCCAGCTCGTCGACGTCACCGCAACCACCGGCACGCTCCTGGGCTACGCCCTGGAGGCCGTCACCGTCTCGTCCGGCACCAAGCCGGTCACCGTCCGGCTCGTGGGCTGAGGAGGAACACCATGACGACCCAGCACTTCATGGAGGGCGCGCCGCGCAACAAGCGCGTCCTGGGGGCGCGCGAGCTGTTCGAGCGGGCCCTGTCCGGCAACGTCCGGGCCCGTGCGGACCTGCAGGAGGCGCTGTCGACCAGCGACTTCCCGTACCTGCTCGCGGCCGGCTACGACCGGGAGCTCATCGCCGCGTACGGCGCGATCACCCCGGTGTGGCCGCTGTACGCGACCCGGCGCACGGTCCCGAACTTCAAGGACCGCACGCTCATCGACCTGCTCGGCGGGCGTGCCGGCCTGAACAAGGTCAAGGAGGGCGCCGAGTACAAGTCGCGCGGCGTCACCGAGTCCAAGAAGACGTTCAAGGTCGAGAAGTTCGGCGACATCATCCCGCTGACGTGGGAGATGTTCGTCAACGACGACCTGGGAGCCTTCGCGGACCTGCCGAACCGGCTGGCCGTCGCTGCCCGGGAGACCGAGGAGCGCAACGCCGCCTCGGTGTTCTTCAACGCCGCCGGCACGGGCCTGTCGACGTGGGCTGATGCCCGCGACGTCTCCTCGGCCACCCTGTCCTCGACCACGCTGCAGGCCGGCATCGACGCGGTCTCGCAGCGCACCGACGGCGACGGGCGCCCGGTGCTCACCTCTGACCTGGTGCTGATGGTGCCGCCCGCGCTCTCGCAGACCGCGGCGAACATCCTCAACACCACGGAGGTGCGCACCGGCTCCGGCTCCTCCGCCCCGGGCGACACCCGTACCATCGCGGGCAACGGCCTGTCCGTCACCCCGAAGCTCGTGGTCAACCCGTGGCTGGCCGTCGTCGGCGCCGGGTACGCGTCGATGTCGAAGATGTGGGCGCTCCTGCCCGATCCGAACACGGCGCGCCCGCACATCGTCAGCGGCTTCCTGGCCGGGCACGAGACGCCGGACCTGCGAGTCCAGAACAGTGCCGGCATGCGTGTGGGCGGCGGCCTGGTCGACCCGCTCGAGGGCAGCTTCGAGAACGACACGATCCGCTACCGGGTCCGTCACGAGCACGGCGCGGCCGCCCTGTGGGACGACGCGCTGTACATCGGCATCGGGGCCTGATCCACCCTGGCCCCGCCGCTGCCCTGAGCCTCTGGCTCACAGGGTGGCGGCGGGGCCCCGCGGTGCGGGCGTCAACGTGGTGCCGGCAACGGTCACCAGGTGCCCGTCTCTCGCCACGAAGGCCGCTTGGGAGCACTTCACGCCGGCTCTTTCGGCTCCTGTAGCAGCGCGTCCTGCGTCCGCACCGCGAACAGGGGGGACCAGCCATGCCGATCGACTTCACGAGCGTGCGCGGCCAGGTCCGCCTCCTGACGAGCGACGTCGACGAGACCAACCTGGTCTTGTCGGACGAAATGATCGACGGCTACCTGCAGCTGCACGCGGGCCGGGCCGGCCAGATCCGTCGGGCCGCCGCCGATGCGCTCGACGCGATTGCCACGAGCGAGGCCCTCATCGGCAAGGTCATGCGCACCGCCGACGGCCGCTCCACCGACGGGGCGAAGGTCGCCGACGCGCTGCGCAAGCACGCCGCCGGCCTGCGCACGGAGGCTGATGCCCAGGACGAAGACGCGGCCTGGTCGGACGACGGCGCCTTCGGTGTCACCGAGTTCGCGCCGTACCCGCGGAGCCTGCTGTGAGCGAGGACTTCCCGTGGCTGTGGCGACGCCACACCCCGGTTCGTGACGCCTGGCGACGCGCCCACACGGGCCTGCGTGCCTGGCTAGCAGACCTGCTCGGGCTGGACTGACCCATGCCCTTCCCTGCCACGCGCCCGATCCATCCCCGATGGGCCGAGCACTACGCGCCGGTCACGCAGGGCCGCATGAACGCCCAGGTGACCATCACCCACGGCAGCACCGGCGGCAGCTGGGATCCCGACAACGGCGTCACCCCAGACGTGCCGAACCGGACCTACCAGGGCCCGGCTGCCCTGGCCTACGACTCGGCCCAGCCTGCGGGGCAGGTGGCGGCCGACCAGCCGATCACGACCCGCACTGTCCTGGTGACACTCCCGCTCACGGCGGCACCCCAGAGCCGCGGCGCCCGCGTCCACGTCGACGGGGTCGACGCGAACGGCCCGGCCGGCCTGACCGGACGGGTCCTGACCATCAGCGCCGACAGCCCCAGCAGTGAGGGCTTCGACGTCGTCTACCGCGCGCTCGACGACCAGACCAACCAGCCGGAGGGGTGAGCGCCATGGCGGGCATCAGCATCGACGTCAGCGAGATGAACACCCTCGCCGTCGACCTCGGGATGGCGGGCCAGCGTGCCGGCGCCCGCGTCAGCGCCGTGGTTCGCAAGTCCGCCGCCCAGGTGGAGGCCGAGGCGAAGATGTTCGCCCCCGTCGACACCGGCAACCTGCGCAACAGCATCGGCACCGACATCGTCACCGACGGCCGCTCCAATGTGGTCGAAGCCCAGGTCGGGCCGGCGGCCTCATATGGGCTGTTCGTCGAGATGGGCACCAGCCGCATGGCACCCCGGGCCTTCCTGGGTCCAGCGTTCGACCGGGCGCAGCCCGACTTCCTGACCGCCCTGGCACAAGTCGCCGCCGAGGCCGTCAATGGCTGACTCGGCCATCATCGCCGCCGCGGTGCTGGCGCGCTTGAAGACCATCACGACGATCGGGATCTACGACGCGGACGTGCCCACCGCGCCGCCCGCCGACTCCCAGGGGCGGGTCTGGCCCTACGCGGTGCTCTGGACCGGCGTCGGGGCCGCGCCGCTCGATCAGGGCTTGACGACCAGCGCGGCACTCGACTGGGCCTGCCAGGTCACCGTGGCGGCCGGCGATCCCGCCCTGGTGCTGCCGGCCGCGACGAAGGTCCGCCAGACCCTCGCCGGATTCTCCCCCATCGCCGGAGCCACGCTGTCGGACGAGACCCCGCGCTCGCTCCTGATGCAGCGTGACGACGACGTGACGCCCGCACGGTGGTTCCTGCCGCTGCTGTTCGGCTGCCTGACCCCCTGACCGCCCCCCGCCCCAGCACCCCGAGCCGTCCGGCGTCGGGGCCCTCGCCATGCCCTGAGGAGGACACATGGCCGCGCCCACCGCCTCGGGCGGCTTCATGCCGATCGAGGTCCCCACCCCCGCTCGAGCGGGCTTCGTCCCGATCGAGGTCACCCCTGTCGACCAGGCCGTCCGTGAGGTCCTCGTGACCGAGCCGGCCCGCCCCCGCACACCCAAGCCGGACAAGCAGCCGGCGCAGCAGTCCGAGACGCCCGCCGAGTCGGGCGAGAAGGAGGCCTGACCATGGCTCGCATCGTCGACCTGGGGATCACCCAGTACACGTGGGTGCCCGGCGTGGCGGGACTCACCACCCCGGCCGCACCGAAGCTGACCGACCTGAGCGCCACCGGTGCCAAGAACATCAGCGACTACGTCGTCACCACGACCGACATCAACCCTGACGACTCGGACACGATCACCGAGAAGGGCATCACCGACACGTCCAACGCGGTGGTGCCGACCATCGGGAACTACCACGGGACGCTCAACCTGTTCCGCGACTTCACCAGCGGCGCCCCGGCGACCACGGACCTGGCCTCGGTCTTCACCAAGGGCGCTGTCGGCTGGATCGTGCGGCGCCTGGGCAAGCCCGCGTCGACCGCGCTGGCCGTCGCGGACGTCGTGGAGGTCTACCTCTTCCTGGTCGACAAGGTCGCCCGCACGGGCGGCCAGGCGGATGGCTTCCTGAAGCTCAACTGCACACTCCTGCAGCAGGGCCAGTACTACCCGGACGTGGCCGTCGTCGCCTGACCCAACCCCCGCCGGGCGCGCGTCTCACAGGTCCGCGCGCCCGGCGGGACCAGTCCTGGCCTGTGGTTCGGCGAGCGGCGGAGGCCGGTCCCATGAGCAAGACCATCGAAGGTGTCCCGGAGTGCCTGACGCGGGACCAGTACCTCTCCCTGTTCGAGGCGTGCGGCTTCGACCCGTCCGTGGTCGTCGAGATGCGGATGGCCCACGACGGCGTGCACGCACTCGTGTTCGCGCTCGACGAGGACGGCAACCGGCGGGTGCTGCCGGACGGCAGCGGCTACGCGAAGCATCGGGTCTTCATCCCCGTGCGCCGCAGCCTGACCCGATTCGACAGCCCGTGGAGCGGCGACGCCTTGCGCGAGGACACCCGCACCACTCGCGTCACGCCCGTGACGCACTGACCTGTGAGACCTGTGGAGGACCCACCCATGAGCGAGACCCCCGACGCCACCGTCCCGGCCGAGCCCGCCTCGGCCCTGGACTTCGACGCCTGGTTGGCCACCGGCACGACCGGGCAGGCCACTGTGGTGCTGCACAACGCCCGGCACATCCCCGACCTGCTGGCCCAGCTGGAGCGCCGCCACGCCATCGCCAAGAAGGCGTCGGCCGACCCTGACGCGAGCGTTTCCGACGACTTCGGCCTGGCCGCGATCGAAGCCGAGTACGAAGAGCTGTGGACCGCGTGGGAGGCGTCGAAGGAGACGTGGGTGATCCGCGCCGCGTCCGATGACGAGGTGCAGGCCATCAACCGCGCCCACGAGGCGCCGCACATGCCGGATGAACCGAAGGCCCCGGGCAAGAACAGCCCCGAACCGGTCAAGGCCCGGTACGTCGCCGAGAAGGCCTCGTACGACGAAGCGCTGGAGGCCTGGCGCCCCGCAGCGGTGGAGTACCAGGACGAGGTGAACCTGCACTACCTGGTCTCGATGATCATCCGGGTCGAGACCGCGGCCGGTGTGGCGCTGCCCCAGGGTGACCTGCTGACGGTCGACGGCGAGCTGAACCCGGGCTTCCGACCCGCGGTGACCGTCGAGCAGATCCGGGCCCTGCGGCGCATGCCCGGCCGCCAGGACGACGTCCCGGCGCTGCTGGCAGCGGCGGTGAAGGCGCGCAAGGGCGACGTGCAGCCGGCGGTCCCTTTCTCGCAGCGAGCCTCGGAGAACGCCCGGATCTGATCCGGATCCTGCGCGCGGCCCGCGCGTGGGGTGTGCGACCCAGTCGGTACGCCCGTTGGTCGACCCGCGACCGGGGGCTCGCCGAGGCACTCATCGCCTGGGAGGACTCGCTGTGCCCCGGCTGCGGCCAGCCGATCGACCGGGCCTGGGACCCCCGCAGCGAGGGCGAGTACGAGGCGCACGAGCACATCTGCGAGGCCTGTAAGGCCAAGGCCGCGCGGGAGAAGGACGGACGGGAGCACCAGGCCGGGCGGTACGTGACCGTCGCCGCGACGGCTTCGGTTCAGCCGCAGGACCTGGCAACGGACTCCACTGCCAGGTAGTAGGCGGTCGAGTTGTCCGCCTGCCACAAGTCCGCCGCGTCGGTCATGGCTGAGGCTAACTCGGCGCTATCAGCCCGATCGGCGGCATCCCTCAGGAGTGCCGGCAGGCCCTCATATAGCGCCCGGTAGGCCGCCTTGGCCGTCGCCGAGCCGTCCGAGTTGACCCGCTCGATCGCCGCGTCCACCTGACCGGTCACCGCACTGAACGCCTGGCAGGCCGCGGCATCGCCACCCGATGGCGCTCCCGAGCAGCCCGCCAGCAGCACCAGCAGGACCACCACCCACACGGCACGGCGCATGACGCCCATGGTGCCGCACCCGTCAAGCGCCAGGGGGTGACGTCGGGTGGCTGGTGTCGTCGAGCGCTCCGTCGTTGCCCGCCTGCGGGCCGAGGTCGGCGACTACGTCGCCAACATGGGGCGGGCCCGCACCGCGACGACCGAGGTCACGAAGGCCACCGACGGCGTTGCCGCCTCCAGCCAGGTCTATGCCCGGAACCTGCGCGGCGTCATGGAGCTCGCGCAGCAGAACTCCGCGGCCGCCAACCGGCTCAGCATGCAGCTGGGCTTGGTCGGGGCTGCCGCGGTCGGTGCTGCCGCATTGGCAATCTCGCACTTCGCGGACTTCGACCAGGCCATGTCGGGTGTGGCGGCCTCCACCATGGAGTCCGCGGCCAACATGGAGGTGCTGCGCAAGGCCGCCCTCGACGCCGGCGCGGACACCCAGTACACCGCGTCCGAGGCCGCTGGGGCGATCCGCGAGCTGGCCAAGGCCGGCGTGTCCACCGCGGACATCCTCAAGGGCGGCCTCCGCGGCAGCCTGAGCCTGGCCGCATCCGGCCAGATGGATCTCGCCGCCGCCGCGAGCGTCACCAGCACGGTGATGAACCAGTTCCGGCTCAAGGGCTCCGACGCCTCGCATATCGCGGACGTCCTGGCCGCCAGCGCCGGCAAGGCCAACGGTGAGGTCGCCGACTTCGGACTGGCCATGAAGTACGTCGGGCCCGTGGCCTCACAGATGGGGATCTCGCTCGAGGAGACCGCGGGCACCCTGGCGCTCCTGGCCCAGAACGGCATCCTGGCGGACACGGCCGGCACGGGCCTGCGTGGCACCCTCATGGCGCTGACCGCCCCGACCGAGCAGGCACAGGGCGCGCTCGACCAGTACGGCATCAGCGTCTTCGACGCCCAGGGCGACTTCGTGGGCCTCACGGGCCTCGTGGGCCAACTGCACGACAAGCTCGGGCCCCTCGACGAGAAGACCCGATCGGCGGCCTTGGGCCAGATCTTCGGCAACAACCAGATCACGACCGCCCGCGTCCTCTACAGCGAGGGCGCCGACGCCGTCGCCAAGTGGACCGACGCCGTCGACGACTCGGGTTATGCCGCCGAGCAGGCACGCATCCAGACCGACAACCTCAAGGGCGACATCGAACGCCTCGGCGGCAGCCTCGACACGGTGCTCATCCAGGGCGGATCGGGGGCGAACGAGTCCCTGCGGGGGATCGTGCAGGCCGCTGAGGCCGTGGTCGATGCCATCGGGAAGATCCCCGCGCCTGCGCTGGGGGCCCTAACCGCGATCACCGGCGCGGGCGGGCTGGCCATCCTCGGCGTGGCCGGGCTGCTCAAGCTCGCCACGACCATCGGCGAGGCCAAGACGGCATTCGACGTGCTGGGCATCAGCGCCGGCAAGGCCAAGCTCGCTGTCGGCCTCGTCGGTGGTGCCCTCGCTGTCGGTGCCCTGGGATTCATGGCCTGGGCGAACGCCGCTGCCGACGCGAAGGCACGCACCGAGGGATACATCGCCACGCTCGACACGCTCGGCAACGCCACCGACGACACGGTGCGTCAGATCAACGACGCCCTGTCGGGCGACAGGCGCAACTGGTACCAGAAGCTCCTCGGGGCCGACCCGCGTTCGCTGATCGACCAGGCCAACATGATGGGCATCGCCCTGGAGGATCTTCAGGGCTACATCCTCGGCCAGGCCGACGCGGTGGGTCGTGTGACGACCGCCACCCAGGAGTGGCAGCTCGCCAACGCCTGGTACGTCGGGCCAGGGGGGGACGGCTCGATCGCCACCGTCCGGGCCTTCACCCACGCGCTGGACTCTGAGGCTGGGTCGCTGACGGCTGCCGAGAAGCAGACCGCCCAGAAGATCCTTGCTGACGAGGCGGCCGGCGTGGCCGCCGAAGACTCGGCCGCCGGCATCAACGTCGCCACCGAGGCCGCCAAGGCGCAGGCCGAGGCCGTGCAGGCGGCGTCCGAGGAGCTGCAGAAGTGGCGCGAGACCGTCGCCGACGTGGACCAGTCCTTCGTCGACCTGGGTGGGCTCTACCAGGGGCTCATCGACAAGGCCCAGCAGGTCGCCGAGGAGACCGCCGCCGCCACCGAGTCGGCAGACGACTCGTGGCAGGACTACTACGACGGCGTGTCCGTGTCAGCCGAGGAGTACATCGCCGGCCTCCAGGCTCAGGTCGACGCCCAGGCTGCGTGGGAGCAGAACATCATTGACATCTCGGGACGGGTGCGCGACACCCTCAGCGGGGACATGCGCACCGCGGCCGAGCAGATGATCGACGAGCTGATCAACCTCGGCCCCGAGGGCGCCGCGCAGGTGCAGCTGCTGCACGACATGTCCGACGAGCAGTTGACGAAGGTCGTCGAGCTCTACCAGCAGAAGGGCGCCGCTGCGGCCTCTGAGTTTGTCGCCGCCGTCGAGCAGACCCGCGCACCCACGATCACGGTCACGGCTGACACCGGGCCCGCCTACGCCGACCTGATGGCGCTGCAGACATGGATGCAGGACCACATCGACGCGAACGTTCGCATCGCCACGGGTGCGGCAGGCCAGGGCGGCACCACCTTCGGCGACGGCGGCTACACGGGGTCTATGGCCCCCACGGCCATCGCGGGTGTGGTCCACGGCGACGAGCAGGTCATCAAGTCCTCGTCGCGGCGCAGCATCGAGTCTG